CTCAATGGCATTTGCCATATCTTCTGAATGGTGCTGTCTCCAATCAGCATTCATATCTGAAAGAGTCCGGTTGCCAGAAGAAATATATATATTGGTTGAATTGTGTTTAATTCCTAACGACACCTCGTTTTCATAACGACAATCATCAACAATAACACACCTCTGCCAATACTTTTTGTTTTTCTTGAGGTCTGCTTCTTCTTCATCATATAATACAATCAACTTTTTCTCAAATTCTTTAACCCAATAATCAGGATCTATGTCCCTCTTCATTGCACCATGAACCTGACAAAATTCTCGATGCTCTGCTGGATTTCCTTCTTTAGTAAAACCCCTAGCTTCAGCCTCTTTTTTTAAAGGACCAGCAAACGAAAGCAAGACTGGTCGAAAGCCAAGTTCAAAGGCCTCTCTTGCTAACAGTTTTGCCAAGGTGGTTTTTCCCACCTTGGCTATTCCAGAAATGATTATTAACTCCATCTTTTAATTCCTTGTATAATTTATGAGGTTCAATATGAAGTTTTACTTTATACCCACACATTCGTAATAAGTAACAAATTGTCAAACAACAGGTGAGGGGTTGGTATGTCTTAGAAAACCACCTACCTATCAACCACCAGAATAAATTAGCTACAAAACTTGACACTCTCCACTCTGGCCTATCAATAATAGAGGCCATGAGAGCCAAACTTACTGGTGCGGTACCCATATCAATAGTTATATACTCAGCTTTGTATTTACCTGTGGTCTGAATCCACTGCCATCTATCCCAAGGAACAAGGAACATTCCTCTCTTTCTATTAATAAGCACAATCCATTTCTTAGTGTTCATGGTAAACACTAAAGCACAGTGTATAATTTTTTGACAGGAAACAACTTGAAGGGTTCTTGTTTTATGATCTGTCCTCATAACCGTCTTTGTAATAAACAAAGCCTCTACTTTGGTTGGGCTAATTACTGGAATCATTGGTAGATAATAGTCATATCCAACATGGCGGCGAGAGCGTGTTCAATCCTTGCACCCTCAGACTGCTCCCAACCACTTAACATATAGATGGCTTCACACCCAAGTACATCATTAAGATCTCTTCGCATTACAGTACGAAGTCCTTCTTTCGACTCAAGCTCTAGTTCTGTCATACCTGATTCCTCATCAAACTTAGACGGGTTGAATATCTTATAAATACCCTTCCCCGTCATATATTTGTCTGCCTTATTAAATTCCTTACGATTAAAATCCTTTATTCCCCTCATGGGTCCAGCAATATAAACCTTAATTAGTTCTGTTTCGGGAATAATTGTTTTCATTGTTTTCTCCTAATGGCAATCAGCCCAATTCTTTCCTACGTGAAATTCGCCATCCATCTCAACCACACACCCAAGACGCTTTCCTGCATCTTGGATAGCCTTAACCCCAAGTAGTCCTAACTCATCGGCTATGTCAGGATCACACTCCAGCTGCCACTCGTCATGTATAGTAGCCATAAAACCATATCTCCCCTCGTATGGTTTTAGTAGGTGATCGAAGATAATCTGTGCAGCTTTCATAATCATTGCACCATCTCCTTGGATCTGTACATTCAATGATTTGTGTGCAGAGCGACAAGGTACCTCCCGTCCATCAAGAAGTGTTAGTGTACCTTTTTTTGCTACCTGAAATCTACAGTTCTTAAGAAGACTCTTTAGTGCTGGCATCTCCTTAAGATATTTGTCCCTGATTCTTTTACCTTCACGAGATCCCTTACCAATAATCTTACCTATTTTCTCATTACCAGCACCATAAATAAGAGCATAGAAGAATGTCTTACTCGAAGTTCTGTCAGGCAAACCAGCCTTCTTTTGATTTACTGTGTGGATATCATCATGTATGACTGACATACCAAACTGACCCTTGTCCCACACAGCCATACGATTGGCGAGTAGTCGAGCCTCTAGTCCAGAAGCATCAATACCCACCTGTACCCAACCATCTCTTGGTTTAAATAAAGATCGAGCACGCCTATCCCCCGACACTTGTTGTAGATTTGGCTGTGATGCAGTCATTCTACCAGTTACAGTACCTTGGGTGTTAACGTTACCATGTATTCTACCATCACGGGAAGTGGTGGCTCGTAAGATCCAGTCTTCTAGCATTCCTAGAAGTTTAATAATGTCGAAATAATGGACGAGTTCTTTGGCCTCATCCCATGGTAGCTTCTTTAGTTCTGCTGAATCTACTTTTGGATTACCTTTATCTGTTTTTGGTGGCTCCCACCCATACTTTTCCCCTAGTCTCGAAGCAATTTGCTGCCGAGATGCTGGGTTAAAGTGAGTAACTTTATCCTTAAGACGTTTACCTGTCTTGTCGGACCAACGTGCCTCAACAATGGGCGGGAAGATCTGACAAAGATTGTCTTCGATCTCCACTTTTTCCATTAACAAATCTCTCTCTAGTAAATCAGCTGCATCGAGATCAAACCCAAAGCCGTTGTCAATTTGCTTAGCAATAATACAAGAGAGCATATGCTCAAGCTTAATAGACTTAGGGTATCTACTAACAGAATCTTTCTGGCGGTTAAAGATCTTAACAACCAGCTCTACATCTCTAACACAATATGTCTCCATCTCTCGTGAGAATTTTGTAAAGTCGTGGAAGTCAATCTTCTTCATACCAAGGTGTGTACCCCAGCAAGCAAGAGAGTTACCTCCAAGAGGATGATCAAGCTTATCAGGGTACATCATACGAGATACAATCAGGGTATCATAGTATGGTGTATCAATCGGTCCATGCTTTCGTTCAAGCATAGGTAGGTCATACATAGCAATGTTATGTCCTACAATAAGAGAGGCGTTGCGGAGGAGTTCAACGCCCTCATCCATACATCCCTCAGAAATGTGGTAGGTATAACCTGAATCGATATCAATCGCAACCATACAAAAGATTTCGTTTCCTTCTGGAATTGGTTTACCTTTCTTATTAATGATGACTTCATTCAGACCGTTGGCCTCAATGTCAAAAGCAAGTCTCATTTTAATTCTCCTTCAAACCGTATTGTCTGTTAAAACTTTTCCAGTATCATCAAAAGCAAAATCGATTTCCTTAAGTCGGCCCGTTCCGTGATCATACAATAAACATGTCGCTACACCAGATCTACCAGTGAGCCTATTCTTTAAAACTCGTACAATTGTGGTGTTGGCAATCGCGCTATCCGGGTTTTGTCTATCTCGTTCAAGAGCAATAACAGTATTGGGCACACTGGCTAGAGAGCCAGATCCCCGAAGATCTTGAAGAGTAATACGATCACCTTCTTCATATGCCTTGATAGTTTTCTTTAGTTGTGATACTACATCAATTCGAACGCCGGTTCTACTTACTAGGGATCGAAGTTCTTTCATGATGTTATCTATTAAAAGTCGCTCCGATGATCCTCCATCGAAGTCGCTATCTGTACTAAGAAGACCAGCAGCAGCAGCGGTAATGTGATCAAGCACAATAACATCAACACCAAGAGATACAGCCATGAACTCAATACGAGCGCACAGGTTCTTAAGACCCGAATTACCCAAATGATCATAAATATATAATGAGTTTGTTTCAAGTTCTTTTCTGGCATTAGCATACTCATCGTCCGTTAGATCATCAATAATATCGATTGAGATCGGATCCTTTCCTAATTTAATACGAAGCTCATTCATAATTTTCTTGGCACGAATAGCTCGTACAGGTTTGTTTAACAGAAGAGATACCATGTCATCCACGGTTTCTTGTGGAGATTCCTCCAACATGATTGCACCCACACTTCGGCCTTCTTGGAGATGATTGTAAACTATCTCACGCAAGATAGTAGACTTGCCACTCCCAGTACCACTAGCCCAAAGAGTAATTTCACCACTACGTTGACCAAGAAGGAACTCAGACAAGTTGTCAAAGGGAAAGGGATACACTCTTGTGTCTTCTATTCCCTCGTTTGCAATCTGAGAAACATGCACAATCTCATCTGGAGAATATTGTTGTGCTTCCCACATTGCATTTACAACTACCTTTCCTTTGTTTTTCATGAGACATTCATTAGCATCCTTG